TATATATTGGGGATAAATTTAAGCCTGTAATACCATCAGCTGGTATATTAGATAAGCCTGCTCCACTTGCTGGAAAAGATCCAGAGAATGAGCCTGAGATGTTATATGATCCGGTAGCTAGTTGTCCTACTTTAAATTGTCTCATTATGCCCAACGTCCTTTCACTACGATTAAATCTGTAGCATCGATTGTGTATCCTAATATTCCAGTATCAAACACAATTGTTTGCGTTGTTACATCATTAGGTGTCCATGTATATACAAATTTATCAATGTATTGACCATTAATATATACATCGAATTCATTTTTAGTTGCAACCGTTAATGTAACTGGATTGATTGCTGCATAACTAGAAATTGTTACTGTTGTTGTGTTAGAATATGTTGCAAGTTTTTCCGTTAAATTTGTTATGTATGTCATAGTTGGTACATCAATTTTTGTTGATGACCCGCCAGATGATACAACTAAATTACCGCCACTTGATACAAATGTTTGTGCTTGTAATATTTTAGATGATATAGTTGTGCTAAATAAGTCACCATCAATATCAATTACATTTTCAAACACAACTTTTTTAACTGAGAACATTTTTCTCAATGTTGATTGGCGAGTTTGTTGTTCTGCTAATAGTGCTGCTTGCACCGTTAAATTAACATTAGCTCTAACCAATCGATCTTCACCAACCGTATTCACAGTATCAAATGAAAACTGTCCTAACTGTGTTGGAAATTTATTGAATTCATTTCCCCATGAATGTCGACTATACGGCATTATCTGATCAATTAATTCATTTAATTGTGCTGTAAAATCACACCATAATAACAATTCATATTCAACCGTTACATAACGAGGAATATCAACTACATATATTTTATCAGATTGAGCTGGTTCATGTTTTGGTATTGGAAACAACTCATCTTCATAGCGGTTACGTTCATTGTAACGTTGTTTGTAAGCACGAACATTGGCATCCGGATTTCTATTCACATCTAAACGTTTAACGGCATCGCGTTCGTTAACAGAGCTACGTTTAATCATTATTAATGGAGATTGCAATTTGCCTTTTTCGTCTCGCATAAATCCTAAACGACGTACATTGTCCCATTTCTCACCATTAGCAAAAATTACCGGTACAGAAATCAATTGCCCGTTTTCTTTGATCTGTGGTTGTACAGAATTGTCCAAAAATGATTTAATTGCATAATCTACATCATATAAAGTACGTTGTGGTGTTCGTATTACATCATCATCCCGGCGGGTTTGCATTGCACGATTAAGTAGTTGATCTGGGCCTATTCCTTCGGTTCGAGTTGGATTAGGTTTATTTGTTTTACGATCAATATTTTGTCTGTTCAATGCAGCCATTTATTTACCCTTTATATGCGGGAGCGTCATTGTTGCCACCTCTTCTGATATTCGTTATCCCCTGTGGAGTTTGTCGTGTTACATGTGCGTTACATACAACTGAGACACTGTAACCATGACTATCACCATTTGGCCATGTATCTGGATTTTTACCTGTAAAATACTGATTAGCATCTACATTATCCAATTCATAGTATTCATTGTCCCAAAATATGATATCTCCAACTTCTGGATATAAATCTGCATTTTCTAATACATCGCGAGAAATTGCAAATGTTGCAGATCTAGTATAGGTATGACCATAGTCATCCATTTGTGCAGCTTTATCTTCTTTTGTTACAAGTGCCGGTATTAGCATTGCATCAAAAAATGATTTTGAATCTGATTCACCGTATAAATTAGATTGAGTGCGTTCAACTATGAGTTTATAGAAAAGTATTTCAGTGTCAACTATTGCATTCAATAGTTCCGAGTTAATTGCTGCTAAGAATTTTGCATCTCGCATTCCTCCAAATAATGCCATATTTTTCTCCTATCCAACATATATTTTTAGAGGCACTTTTCCTAATATCTCAGCCATTTGGGTTGCTTCGGCATTTTGACGTGTTAACATTGCTTCTTTTGTTAATTTATCTAAAAATTCTTTTAATTGAGTAATCAATTGTTCTTTTTCTGATTGAGCCTGTGATATTAATGCAGGGCCATCCAATGTTACATCACCATTCGGAATTGGAATAGTTGAATATTTACTACGAACATTTCCTAACATTTCTTTTGCTAGTGCCGCGCCATACTTAATTATCCACGTACGGCCTATATCATTAATGTGCGAGTATGTTTGATACGTGTATGGTATATTAGATGCATCACTTACTCCACCTCGTACAAGTGCGCTATTACCAAATAAAAGAGCATCATTGCTTTTCTCATCTTCGAAGATATATTCAATCCATACATTTTTATAAAAGATTGATGATGCCGATGAACCAGTTCCTGATGTCGGTACTGGGTACACACTAATATTGTCGCCATGTATATCAAATGAATAATGCGACTTGCGTATTTGATCATTGAATTCAATTGCTTGCAAACGGAATAAGTCAGCATTGATAGGCATCATCATGAATGAGATTGATGGTGAAAATCCACCAAACCCGAAGCTATCTAACATTTGCTGAGAACCTAGTCCAGTACCAACAAATGGATCGAAATATCTAACAATTGCAGGTGGTGCTGTGTGCATCACTTTGCGTATTTCAATTGATGATGTACCTGATAATGATAATCCATCCTCTGCTAATGATGCAGATACTGCTTCACGTATACTATATGTTTGTTGTCCTGGTATCATATCGATACGAGCTTTATGCCATTTCGTAGTACCACCTGAGTCTGCTTCAGTACCATATGCACGGGATAATTTAGTAATATATCCCATTGAATTACCAACAACTTGTCCGGTAAAACTACCACTCGGGCCTAAGAAAGAAGATGCGGTTTGAATCCCCATTGTATTCAACAAGTTATTAACAATGTTTGTTTGATTAACTTGATTGGAGTATTCCATTGTCGCAGCTTCTAATGCTGTGAAGAAGTTTATGTCTTGTAATTCAACATCCATAATTGGATAACCAACATGACGTGCTGCGAACACTGCAAACTTAGGAGCTTGTTGTTGAAATAATGGATCTGCATCAAAAAAACCAAACGGAGTCATCCCTGGTGAAAATGAAGCTGATCCTGGAAATATTGGTTTGTTTTGTGAATAATCCATTAATAATCCTCTTTATGTATAAATATCAATATTTTTCATTTAGTAGGTTTAAAATTTCTTCTAATGCTTCATGACGATGATTATCAGTTAAGATAATTTCATTGACCCATTTTGAGTTTTTAATTTTAGGTACTTCGTGTACAGCTGAATCATTGTTAAATTTTAAATCTACTTGATATCGGTCTCCAGTTAAGATCATAATACTGCCTTTACCTAAACGAGATAATACCATTTGTAATTGTTGTTTTGTTAAATTTTGGAACTCATCTACAATGCAAATTGCATTATCAAATGTTCTTCCGCGGAAATGTGCTAAAGAAACTAATTCAATTTGTTCTTCTTTTTCCATTTTATCCAATATCTCTGGTTTATTATAAACCTTTCGCATATTGCTACGAATTGGAACTAACCATGGATCCATTTTTTCTTGCAATGATCCTGGCAGAAATCCATTATCTTCATTTGATACCGTTGGGCGAGTCATGATAATTTTGTCAATTCGTCGTTTAAAAAACATATCTAATGCAATTTGAACTGCTAGCAATGTT